GAATTAAACCGATGACAGCCAAACGATCCAAAGCCCTACGAGGGGCAACTAAGCCAAGACTCCAGTCGATACCCTTGAAGGGCACGACCAAGCTGCAAGACGTAAAAGACCTCTGTGAGATTATCGGGATGCCTTTATTGCCATGGCAGGAGTACGTTCTAAAGGACATGCTCACTATTGACAAGCAAGGATTCTGGGTACGCAAGACCGTACTCGCGCTTCTGTCGAGACAGAATGGCAAAACTCACCTAGCCCGTATGCTTATCCTTGCCCACCTGCTAAAGTGGGATTCTAAGAACATTCTGATTATGTCCTCGAATAGATCGATGGCATTAGATACGTTTAGACAAGTCGCCTATGTATTGGAGAGCAATGACCACCTCAAAGGATTCGTCAAGCAAATCAGATACGCCAATGGCACAGAGTCAATCGAAATGCTCGACGGTACAAGGCTCGACGTCGTCGCGGCAACAAGAGACGGCTCGCGAGGTAGAACTGCCGACTTTCTATATATTGACGAGCTTCGAGAAATCAGCGAGGAAGGCTATCGCGCAGCAATCCCAACCACACGCGCTAGACCTAACTCTCAGACGCTCCTCACAAGTAACGCAGGAGACGCTTTCAGCGTGGTGCTCAATGGCATGCGAGAACGAGCTCTAGAGAACCCGCCTAAGTCTTTCGGATTCTATGAGTACTCAGCTCCCCAATACGCAAAGATTACAGATCGCACAGCTTGGGCACAGGCGAACCCTGCGCTTGGCTATACGATTACGGAGGAAGCACTTGAAGAAGCTGTCGCAACTAGCCCGATTGAAAATACTAGAACTGAGCTGCTCTGCCAATGGATTGATTCTCTCAGCAGTCCTTGGCCTCATGGCATACTTGAAGAAACCTCAGACTCCTCACTCGAAATTCCGCCAGGTGGCTATACAGTCTTTGCTTTCGATGTCAGTCCATCTCGCAGGAATGCAAGCCTCGTTGCTGGTCAGATACTCCCAGACGGTCGCTTTGGCGTGGGAATACTCCAGACTTGGGAGTCGCAGGTCTCGGTAGATGATCTGAAAATAGCGGCAGAGATAAAGGCGTGGGCTGATAATTACAGACCGCGACAAATCTGCTACGACAAATATACGGCTCAGTCAATCGCGGACAAGCTCTCTAACGCAGGTCAAATGGTGCAAGATATTTCAGGAGCTGCATTCTATCAGGCATGCGGTGACTTGCTGGATGCCTTGGTTAATCACCGGCTAGTCCATTCAGGGCAAGAGAACTGGGTTCAGCAGATGAACAACTGCGCAGCCAAGGTAAATGATTCTGCTTGGCGTATCGTAAAGCGAAAGAGTGCCGGTGACGTCTCAGGTGCTATCGCTTCTGCGATGGTTATCCACATGCTTTACAAACCACAACAGGTTGCGGCTATATACACCGAATAAACTATATGTAGTGTATAATTGCCTTCTATGGGTATCTTTTCGCGCAAGCCAAATACAGTAGAAGCGCAATATGCGCCACAAGTTATGGGCGAGAATTTACCCACTCTTTACAACGCAATTATCCCGAGGGTCTCTCGCCATGATGCGATGACTGTGCCTTCTGTGGCTCGCGCTCGTAACCTCATCTGCGGTACTGTCGCATCGATCCCATTAGAGTATTACAACAAGAAAACCGGCGAAGTAATCGCTGCTCCTCGATGGATTAACCAGCTTTCTAAGTCTCAGCCATCATTCGTAACGCTGACTTGGATAGTCGATAGCCTCATGATGTACGGCGTATCTTACTTGCTCGTTACTGAGCGTTATGCAGAAGATGGTCGCCCTTCAGCGTTCGAGTGGATTGCTAACGTTCGCGTTACCTTCACAACAGACCTTTATAACACCACAGTTACACAGTATTACATAGATGCCAACCCTGTATCTATGAACGATATCGTTACCATTCAGGGATTCGATGAGGGTATCTTAGATCGTGGCGGTCGTACTATTCAGGCTGCAATCGATCTAGAACGCGCAGCTGCACAAAACTCTGCTAACCCACAGCCAGCAGGATTCCTAAAGAACTCAGGCGCAGACCTTCCACCTTCTGAAGTTCAAGGTCTTATCGCTGCATGGAAGCGCGCCCGTCAGAATAACTCTACGGCTTACCTAACTTCTACACTTGATTATTCTCCTGTCTCGTTCTCACCTAAGGACATGATGTACAACGAGGCAATTCAGAACCTTAGCACCCAAGTGGCTCGCCTTTGCAACGTACCTGCTTACTACCTTTCAGCAGATCAGAACACGACAATGACTTATGCAAACGTTCAGGATGAGCGTAAGCAATTCTTCGCTCTATCCCTAGAGCCTTACGTGCAAGCAATTCAAGCGCGTCTATCTATGGACGATATCTCTACAGCTGGGCATGAGGTTCGCTTCGCGGTCTTTGACACCTTCCTAAAGTCAGACCCAATAGTCGAACTGACAGTAATCGAGAAGATGCTACAACTCCAACTTATTACCACAGAGCAAGCGATGGAAATGACAGACTTAACTCCAAACGGAAGCGAAGGAATGAGCTAATGCAGAACCTAATTATCGAAGCAGCCTCTATCGAGTGCAGCGAAGAACGTCGCGAAATCTCAGGCAAGATTGTGCCAATGGGAACAGGCGAGATTGGCTATACAAACATGGGCGGCGTTGTGTTCGAGGCTGGCTCTATCGACGTATCAGATATCTCTAAGATTAAGCTCCTATCACAGCATGACATGAAGAAGCCAGTAGGTCGCATGACAGCTGCTGAGGTTCGCCCAGATGGAATCTATGCAACCTTCAAGCTCTCTCGCTCTACAGGCGGAAACGATGCTCTCATTCAGGCACAGGAAGGACTCGTTAGCGGTCTTTCAGTTGGTGCAGAAGTTATCGCATCAAAGCCATCACGCGACGGTCATATCGTCGTATCAGCTGCAAAGCTAAAAGAAGTTTCTCTCGTAACTGAACCGGCGTTTAAGTCTGCACAGGTGCTAGAGATTGCGGCAGAGGAAGTTATCCCTGTCGAAGAAACCCAACCAGAAAGCGAGCCAGTCATGGAAGAAACCCAGACTCCGGTAGAAGCTCCAGCAGTTGAAGCAGCAGCAGTCGAAGCCGCTCGCCCAACAGTTGCAGCGTCACACTACACAAAGGAGCGCGTTGCTCCTATCTCATCATCACAATACCTAGAAGCATCAATCAAAGCAGCAATGGGAGACGACTCAGCTCGTCGCACAGTTCTTGCAGCTGACGATTCAACTTCAACTAACACAGGTCTTACACTCCCACAGCACCTCAACGAGTTCATTACAACAACTTTCACAGGTCGCCCAGCGTTCGAGGCAGTAACTCGCAACGCTCTTCCAGATTCAGGAATGTCATTCACAATTCCTAAGCTCGGAACTGCTCCAACAGTTGCAGACACAGACGAAGGCGCTTCTCCATCTGAGACAGGCATGACTTCAACATACGACACAGTTACAGTAAATAAGTTTGCTGGAATCAACCGTATTTCATGGGAACTCATCGATCGCTCATCTCCTGCGTTCATGGATCTCCTCATGACTGAACTACGCAAGGCATACGAGAAGGCTACAGATTCAGCTCTTATCGCAGCTTTTACAGCTTCAGGAACAGCAGGAACAGGCGTTGCAGCTACAGCAGCAGGACTTCAGAGCTTCATCGCTACAGAAGCTGCAGCAGCATACAAGGCTACAGGTGGCGACTACGCTAACAAGCTCGTAGCATCTACAGACCAATGGGCTGCGATTTCAGGATACGCAGACACAACAGGTCGCGCACTTTACTCAGCTCAGGGTCCAACAATGAACGCATCTGGCGCAGTTGTTCCTACAGCTAACATGGGTTCAGTACTTGGTACTTCACTCATCGTAGATCACAACATCGCAGTATCAGGAATCGTTGATGAGTCAGCGTTCTTGGTTGCTCCAGGTTCAGTACAGGTCTGGGAATCACCAACAACACAGCTACGCCTCAACGTTCTAACTTCAGGCGAGTTGGAAATTGCACTCTACGGATACCTTGCAATCGGCGTCCTAAAGGGTGGAGCTGGCGTACGCCGCTTCAACCTCGCGTAATAAAGTAACACCCTAAGTCGCTAGAGGGGGCTGCCAGAGCCCTTGCAGCTCCCTCTAGTCTTTAGAAAGGAAACCATGTCACTCTGCACAGTCTCAGAGCTTCGCACAGCTCTCGGCGTTGGCACTCTCTACGCTGACGCAACCCTGCAGGAAGTATGCGACGCAGCTGACAACGTTCTCCTTCCTTTCATCTGGGGCAATTACAACTGGGCAGTAGGGCATAGCAACACAACCAATACAGGCACTTCCTACTTTGATGAACCAGTCAAAGATATTTACTACGTCGGTCAATCAGTAACAATTACCGGCATGGGCTCTAAGCACAATGGCAGCAAAACTCTTACCGAAGTTGGCGAGTATTCAATCACTTACGCCATTACCGGAAACAACAACACAGAAACTCCGTACCATTCAGTCGCTCCCTTTGGTCGAGTCGCAGGTGATACCTATTTAGATCCTTCCACCGTTCCTGCTATTCAGGAAGCGGCTCTTATGATTTCTATCGATATCTGGCAGTCTCGCCAAGCTCCAAGCTCAGGCGGCGTTAGCATTGATGGCTATACACCAAGCCCGTACCGCATGGGTAATACTCTTCTCGCTCGCGTTCGTGGCTTACTTGCTCCATATCTAGACCCTCGTTCTATGGTGGGCTAATGACAGCAATTACAACTCTTCGCGCTTCTATTGCTTCAGCTATTCAAGACGATGCTAATTACTCGACCTTTTCTTTTCCACCGGCAACGCCACAACCTAATAGCGTTGTAGTAGCTCCATCTTCCGGCGATTACCTAATGCCTAACAACAACCAATGGGCAAGCATCTCACCAATGGCTAATTTCGAGATTCGTCTTTATGTGCCCTTATTTGACAACCAGGGAAACCTCGCTGGCATCGAGGACTTGATGGTTAAAGTCTTTAACAAGCTTGCTGCCTCTTCAATTA